GAACCGGTAGAACTGGAAGATCGCCACCGAGCCCGCGGCATACGTCATGGAGCGGATGGACTGCTCCTGAAAGATCGTGCCATAGGCATCGCCGCCGCTGACCACGAGAGACGAGCCGCCATCCGGAAAATCCTGGAAGTCGCTGAGCCCGATGCCTGCGCTCCACTGCTCCGGCGCATCGAGGTCGCTCCATTGCACGCGCTGGCCCGCCTCCTGTATCGCTGTGAGTACGACGAAGAAGCCGATGATCGCGACCCATCCGGCATAGGGCGGGTTACCACCGAGATCGACGAAGCTATTTGACGTCGACTGCGCGAGCTTCTGCGGCGGACAGTTCTTCTGAACCGCGATGATGAGATCGTTGTACTGGACGAACACCCAGTTGTCGTCTGTCGGCACAGCGCCGTAAGAATGCCCCCCTTTGGATGCCAGGGTCCATGACAGATCGATAGGGTTCATGATGTAGAGATCAGTCGCGGTGCCAGCGACGATCGTCACCGTGCCGTCAGGTTTGCGGCCGTAGAAGTAGCCGCGACAGGGAGCTGGCAGCGACTGTGAATACTGTGTCATGCTGAGGATCGGACCGTAGCCGTCGCTCTTCGGCACGACGTTAAAGATCACCTGCGAGTCGGCTTGCCCGAGAGGCGTGATGTCAGGCGCATAGTCCGGAAATGGTATCGTGTCTGACATATCATTAGAACTTCATCGGTCTCATATCATTAGAACTTCATCGGTCTCATATCATTAGAACTTCATCGGTCTCATATCATTAGAACTTCATCGGTCTCATATCATTAGAACTTCATCGGTCTCATGCGCGATAGCGTCGATGTGATCTTGTTGCCCTCACGCTTCAGCTCCATGTAGGACCTGTAGGTCTCGCCATTGTCGGGCGACATCGCTTGCGCCATTGTCGGGTTTCGCGTCACATGCACCGCGATCTCGTACTTGGCGCGGCAGCGGATCAGCCGCTCTGCGTTCCGCGGCGTCATCCAAACATTATTCTCCTCGGTATCCGATGCTGGCGGCGGCATCGCAAGGTGACATCCGATCCAGCATTTATAGGCGCTCACAGGCACCGGATAAAGGATCAAGGTATTGCCTTCATATGCGTAGCTCGTCGGCAGCCCGAACTGTGTATAGAGTTGGATGTTGAGATGCTGGCGCTCTGGCGTGTTCTGCGAGAGCTTCATCAGCGTGTTGCCGATCTGGATGTTGATATAGTCGATCATGAACATCGTCGAGATGGCAGGACAGTCCGCGGTCGAATAGGTCGACTGCAGCGGCACCGTCTCGAATGTCGTCGGCATTTCCGGGTTGATCTCGTTGAAACGGAAGCGGTGCTTCTGGTACTCGAAGATCGCGGTGTTGATCGCGTTGCGGATCGCCTCGGCATTCGGCCGTGACTTCGTCGCTGTGCCAGGAGTGCCGGCAAGATCGAAGCGCGCCCCCAATTCGGCAGCAATACGGAAGATCATCGTCTGAAGGTCAGTAGCGGCCCCGCCGCCTTCGAAACCGGCGCTAAACCCAGGACTGAATGCACGATCGATATCGCTCATTGTATTCTCAGCGCGGTAACCGTGCTGTCCTTGGCATTGCCACTGGCATTAAACAGCATCTTCCCATTTGCTGTAGTGATGTCCTTGCAAGAGATCAGAATGTTGCCAGCAGGCGCCGCGATAACGCCAGACAGCGTCATCTTGGTCGTCGCCGCACCGAGGATCTGCGTGGCGGAACTGTCGATCACAGTCGTGCCGTCCCACAGCTTGCAGTAAAAGGTCGCAGCCGCCGTATCATTCAACGTCACTGTCCCCGACGCGTACCATGTGCCCGTCGTCCCCTGTCCTACGCTTGGACCCGGAAAGTAGTTCGTGATGTTATTGAGCAGAACATCTGCAGGTATCGACTGACTTACGTTTGTCAACGACACGTTACATGTGCCAGTCGTGGTGATCGTACCGCCAGATAGGCCAGTGCCGCATGACACCGACGTCACAGCCGTGGGCTGGCTCCAGGCCGGGACGCCAGCTGAGCTTTCGGCAAGGTAGTTCGTCCCGGTATTGTTGCCGGGGATCGTCACCCACTGTGTGCCGTTGTAGTAGGCGACGTCACCGGCCCGCGTCGGGGTCGGAAACGCAAGGCTTGTCACATTGCTCGCCCACGATGGAACGCCGGTAGCGCTTTCCTGCAAGACGCCGATCGTTGTGGTGTTGCCAGCAAGAGTGACCCACTGCGTCCCATTCCAGTAGACAACATCCCCAGCTTGGACAGGCGGCGGCAATGCAATGCCGGAGAGGCTGGTCGCCCATGATGGGACGCCTGCGCCAGTTTCCTGCAATACGCCTGTCGCCCCGTTATTGCCGGCAAGAGTGATCCACTGTGATCCGTTCCAATAGACGACATCCCCCGCCCGCGTGACCGTGGGGAAGACATTGGCCGCCGCACCCGGCTGCGTCGTTGCGCCAGTGCCGCCTTGTGCGATGGCAATGGCAGCCGTGCAGTTGTTGGTGAGGCCGGTGGTCCCAAAATAGCAGGCGGGAGCATTGGCAATGAGCGGCGACGTCGGCAACATCGAATAAATGCTGTTGTTGAGAAACTGCCGCAGCGTAGCCGGCGTGATGCCTCCTGCACTCTGATCCGGGAATTGCGTCTGCACGTCATTGAGCAGCTGCTGCTGCGTGCAGGGTGGCGTGCATGTCGGGGTCGTCTGAGCTTCGCAAACGCTCGACAGAGCCAAAAGAAGCAGGATGGCAAGAAGTGTCCGCATGGTTAGCGCCTCCTCCGCGGTAGCCGCGGCTGACCGCGCTATCCGATGATGCAGAACCAACGAGCCGCCGCGCTCGATGATGTGCATTGAACGCTGTTATGTGCCGCCACTGCCAATGCTGAGCCGTTCGCGAGCGCTGTGCCGGCGTTGCTGATCCCCTCGCTTGCCGAGAACGGGAAGACGTTCATCGAGTTGGCCGTATGGTTCGTGATGTAGACCGTCATCGACGCGTCGATGTTTGTCGGCGAGAAGAATGTCAAGGTCGAAGGCAGCTTGATCGCATCACCAATAGTCGCGACTGTGCCGACATACGTGAAGCCTTGGGTGACTTGATAGGCTGTATTGATGGTGCCGGATGGCGTTGCTGTGACGTTGTTGTCAGTCGAGGTCGCCGCAATACCGACTTGCCCGATGTTGCGATAGTTTGCCGTATCGCGACCGAGAAGAGTAACGGCAAGCGCAGGGACCAGCATTGCAGCCAGCCCGAAGGCGGCGCCAGCAAGAGCGGACTTAAGATATCGGTTCATGATCTCTACCCTCGCAAAAAGAGGCTGGGCGGAAGAGGAGAGACCGCCCGGCCCAAGGCTGGGAGGTTACGACTGCCATCCGCCCTCGAACTCGATGACGACGATGGCTTGTCCTGCACCGGGCGAGCCAGTCGCAGTCCATACCGCATAAGGCAACACATCGGCTGCCGCGGTAAGGGATCGACCAAGTGCTCTGCCTTGTGTGATGGCGGGGATGACAGTGCCTGTCCACGTCGCATCGCCCGCCGCCACGATATTGTTCCAGCTGCCGGCATTGGTGCCGACCGTGATCGTAGGCGTGGTGCCGGTGAAGGCGACGGGCACCTCGATCCAGACGCCAGTGATGAAGGCGCCCATTGGCAGATAATTCGCGAATGGCATCGCAACGCCAGATGCGGCGTCGTTCCAGTTGATCGTCTTTTTCAGCGTGTTGCTGACTTGCCGCGGGTCCTGACGAGCAGCAGTGCCTAATACGTTGGTGGCCATGTGCTGTGCTCCTTACGTTGCCGGCGCCGCGTACGTCGACATGACGATCGTGCCGTAGTCGATGTTGTTGTACCGGGTCTTTTTCAGGCCATGGATCGTGAGCGCGCTGATCTCAAGACGACGCTTGTGATCAAACAATTCTTCGTTCCATGTGAGCTTGCTGGGACCATTGTCGCGGCCGAACCCCATCATGCAGGCCTGTCCTCCGAGGAAGATCGCCCGCCGCACGGTCGGCACGTCAGCGCCGGCCGCAGATACACCATCGGTGACGTCATAAGCGGAGCGCAGGATGGTCGAATTGTAGATGCCGAGCGAACCATTGAAGATGCGGTTTCCCGTCTCCTGCCGACCCATCGAAGCCGCTTTCTGGATGTCGATGAACTGGCCGGTCGAGGTGTTGCGGCGAACTGCCGTAACTTGATAGGGATGCAGATAGGCGACATACATGTCCTCAAGCGTATTCATGTAGTCGCTGCGGCCATTGCTCCGCGGCGCATTACCCTTGATCCGGATCGGGCGAATGAGCGGCGTGGCAGTGATCGCGGCTTCCTTGGCCTTGTCGATCATATCGAGCGTAAAGGTATCGCCAGCGACCAGGAGGTCGTCGGAGGTTCTGTTCGACTGGCGGATGATCCGACCTGCCGATGGGATATTGACCGGGTTCAGCCCGGTATAACGCACGTCGGTTTGAACAGAATAGCCGCAAACTTGATTAAAGAACGCCACCGAATAGCGTTTGGCGTACCAGTCGCCGAGGCGGCTCTTCGCGGTGTTGCGCAGGTCCCATGGGACACGCTGTTGATCGATGGTGCGCCGGCTCTTGACGCCTGCAACAGCCATAAGCTCATTGATCACGAGCTGATCGCTGTAGGTGGTCAGGGCCTCGCCGTTGCCTTCCGCCAGCTGGTTCTCCGAAAAACCAGCCTGTGCAAGCTGCATGACGATCGCATAGGTGATCGCGTCACCTGGGCCCTTCGACAGCGCGTCTTGCATGTGGATGATGGAGTTCTCGTCATCGCCAATTAGCGGGGCGATAGCCGTGTATTTCAGTGCCTCGTAGTCAAGGACGCGCGACCACAATTTCACGGCCATCGCATCGTTGACGGGGAATGAGGTAGTGGCCATGTGGCACCCCTGCGGTCGCGCCAGGGCCCATACGGGGCCCGTGGCACATTTTGCGATATGCGTGAGGGTGCAGTGACTTGTTTATGCGCCCTTCCTGCTATTAGGGCGATACGTCGCGCTTAACGAGGCGGTAGTCTCGGCAGCTTTCGAAGTGTAGGTTGAGCTGCGAACCTTGCCGCGTTTAACGAGGTGCGATCTCGGCAGCTGCTCGGGATGTACTTGGGGTGAGCTGCTAACCTTGCCGGAATTTTTGTCCGGAAACTTTATCCGAACCCGGAAGTTCCAAGGTGTGGTATTTTTAGGACCATTAGGTTCCGCCGTCAAGTGCACCAGCGTCACCAATGCGGGAAGTGCAAGCCGCCACTGGAACCACCCATTAGTTACTTAATCCTTACCCATTGATAGCGGTGCCCGCCGAAACGGCGGATGAGCGGCGGCCGATAACCGTAGGTCTCTAACGGCGGCCGGTAGCCATAGGTCTCATCATCGCTT